ATGATTATAGCTGACTGGATGGACAACCGCGAAGATAGGGGGCGCAGGTTCACAAGGGTTGCAGAGATAATATTAACGAAATATAAATACCGGTAAATCCGGGGGAGAATTGCCGGGGACACCGGATAAATTTATAAGACATGAGAAGATTAGGAGGATATGCAAAAGAAGTCACACCCAGTGATACGGCCACACTGGATCAGTGTGCAACTATTTACGTGGGTGGCGCGGGGAATATAGCTGTTACCACCGCCGATGGTGACGAGGTAACATTTGTGGGCGTGCTTAAAGGCACCATCCTTCCTGTGCTCATTTTGCAAGTGAAGGCTACAGGCACCACGGCGACAAATATGCTGGCAACATACTGATGGCAAAAAAGGCGCAGGTAGAGCTTGTGGGCATAAAGGATGTAGAGATGATCCTTAACAGATTGCCCGCCACGTTTCAGGCTAAAGTGATTACGGCGGCCTTAAAAGAAGCGACAAAGCCACTATTGGAGCGCGCAAAGGTAAACCTCGGATCGGCACCGTATGGGGCCAGCCTTGTAAGGATGATACGCCAGGTATCAAGAAAAGTATCCGGCATACCCGGTCAGGAGATAGGGGCTATGCCCACAAAGAGGGCGCGCAGGAGCGAACAGGTGTGGGAAGATATGGGAGCCTACTGGCTGGAGTTTGGGACTATGGAGTTTATGACCAAGCCCCGCGAACCCAAGACGCGCTCACTTACACAGGCGCAGAGAAGGGTAGGGCAGCCACCATCACGAAGGGGGCGTATACCTGCAAATGCATGGCTCAGAAGGGCATACGATACAACGGAGGAACAGATAGAACAGGGATTCAGGCGTATCCTGTGGAAGACATTGAATAAGAAACTTTTAAGCAAAGCCAAAAAGATAAAATGGTCGGGACTGCAATAAAAACAATACTGGAGGCGGCAAGCATAGAAGCAAACATCTACGGCCTTTACGTTCCGCGTAACAGGGGTTCGCAGTGGGTGATATTAACGTATATATCCAATGTACCAACAGGTACCAAAGCGGCGGTAAGCACCCTCGATAAGACACGCTGGCAGGTAGACTGCTATGCTAAGCAGGAGACGGTGATGGATGCACTGGGGGCGGCGGTACGTGCGGCCCTGGATAACTATACAGGAACGGTATCTAGCGTAAACATAAACCGCATAACCTTTGATGGTGAGAGCGACAGTTTTGAGAATATAGGAGACGAAGATGCCGTAGAGCATTATTACAGAAGGACACAAGATTATATACTAATGATACGACCATGATAGTAAAATTCTTACAAGATTACAAAGCGGAGGTTAAATCCTTCGTGAAAGGTGATATAAGCAACCTTCACTGGCAGCTTGCTAATGAGCTTTTAAAAGAGAAGGTTATCACCACCAAATTAAGCAGGAGAGAAATTAAAAAATTAGAACAAATAGGAAAGGAGACAAAAGATGGCAACAACAGGAGTGATTAATGGAACGGACATACTTTTATATGTAGGGAATGTGGCTATAAGCTACAGCAGGTCGTGCTCTATAGCTATTTCCGGGCCGGGGACGATGGAGATCAATCATAAGGATTCCGGTAACTGGATGACTAAGCTAAAGAAGAAAGGTATAACATGGACGGCAAGCGCTGACGGTATGTTTGCCCTTGACGGGGCGGGGATAAACATGAGGGAGCTGTATAATGTGTTAAACGGCCTAACAACTGTAACTATAAAGATGGGCACATCGGATGCTACGGACGCTTTCTTCAGCGGTTCGGCAGTATGTACAGGTTATAATGTAGATGCACCATTGGATGAAGGTGGCACGTTCAGCGCGGAGTTTGAGGGGTTAGGGAAACTTTCATTCTCATTAACGTAAGATATGAATAGTATAAAGATTGGTGGTGAAGACCGTCCGGTAAATATCGGATGGGGAATGCTAAAAGATTTTGGTAAGCTCACGGGCAGGACTTTTGGGCAGGTGTTCGAGGTTGCAGACCTTACATTTGAGGACATCGAGAAGCTGATATTTGCAGCCCTGAAATATGGAGCTAAGCAAGAAGGTGTAAAGTTCGATGTCAAAGCAGGGGATATAGAAGGATGGCTCAATACGGATATTAAGGCTGTCTCTAGTTTTCTGGCTGTCTTCGAGGAAGAGCTAAAAGCGGCGTTGGATGAAAAAAACTGAGTAGCCCTCAGAAGGGGGCTATAAGTTGGGATGAGCTTCAGGTTTTGGGGCTTGGACATCTTGGGATGAGTGAGCGGGAGTTTGAGTTTATCTCTCCGCGAGCGTTTTATAATAAGATGAAAGGGTTTAACCAGGTGCGACAGGCGGAGTTTGAGCTTGTAAGATTGCAGACGGTAGAGCTTTTAAACATACAGATAGAGAAGAAAAAACAGATAAAACAGCCTCAGAGATTATGGAGGTTCCCCTGGGAGAAAGAAAAGGGCAAGCCATCACAGAAAGAGGCTATGGAATTTAAAAAAAGGGTAGAAAATGGCTAAAACAATAGGCACACTACTTCTTAGGATAGAGGCAGACACTAAAGCTTTAAGGAAGGGTATGTCTGAGACACAGCGGTCTATCAGTGGACTAAAAAAGTCTTTTATGGGTATCGCTGCTGCTGCCGGCCTGGCTTTCTCTGCACAGGCAGTCATCAAGTTTACTAAAGAGATAGTAAACCTTGCTGGTGAGATGGAGGGCGTCAAAGATGCTTTCGATAGAATAGCCGCCCCGGGATTACTTAAAGACCTACGGGAGGCCACAAGAAATACCGTCACAGACCTTGACTTGATGAAAAGGTCTGTAATGGCTCATAACTTTCAGATACCCCTTGAGCAGCTTGCTTCTCTTTTTGCTTTTGCCACTAAGCGCGCACAGCAGACGGGTGAAAGTGTTGACTATCTCGTTAATTCCATTGTAATAGGTATTGGTCGCAAGTCTCCTCTTATCCTTGATAACCTGGGGATTTCTGCCGTAAAACTCCGTGAGGAGCTTGAACACGCCGGACATTCAGGGTCTACAGTTTTCCAAGTAGCTCAAGCTGTAGGACGAATAGCACAAGAGGAAATGTCGAAGGCAGGTGAGATAATCACTACCACAAAGGTAGCTACAGAACAGCTTGCCGCTGCATGGGGAAACGTAAAAGCCCGGTTGGGAGAAGTTGTTATAGAACAGACCGACTTATCAACAAGCCTAAATAAATTAGCGCAGTCCATTTCAGAGATCGATCCTGATGACAATAATCTTTTAAATGCTGTAAAAAAATGGAAGGATCAGTTCATATTATTTAACCCCGTACTGCTTTCTTCTCTTGTCGCTATAGGAGAAATAAATAAGCATAAAGAAGGCATTGGTAACTGGATAAAAGGTTTAGGCCCATTTTTAAAAACGCTGCCTTTTTTACGTATGATTAGCAGCATTGATATGGGTGGTGGCGGTGTATTAGCCCCCGATCAACCAATACCGACAACTGTCCCACCTCCTCCTCCCCCTGCACCCAAAATGACACTCGAAGAGTTTAAAAAGATAAGTGCTGAATATCAAAGACAGACTGCTTTAATAAATTACCAAACTGAGGCGATAAATAAAGAGATCAGAGCGTTTACGGAATCTTTTAGTGTCAAAGAACTACTCGGCAGCCAGACAGAAAGATTTATTGGTCTATTAGAAGAGGAGGAGAATATTTTAGATGGGTCAGAGAAGGTTATAGAAAAATATGTGAAGTCTTTAGAAAGAGTTAAAGAGGCGACGGAAACTATGACAATGGGGCTACAGAGTGCTTTTGCTTCTATGGCTACTGGCATAGGGGAGGCATTTGGCAATTTGGTTACAGGGACGGGCAATTTCTTTCAGGAACTTGGATTGCTGATAGCTAATCTTGCAAAGATGATAGGCTCGCTGATGATAGCCATAGGGACCGCTTTTCTTGGCTCAGGGATATTTGCGGGCTTTGGTGTTCCGATGTTAGCAGCGGGGGTCGGGCTGGTGGCAGCAGGGCAGGTAGCTTCTAATTTAATAAATAGATCAGGTGGCGCAGCACCTAGCGGTGTGTCTGCCGGTAATTTTACTGCTCAAGGTATCACTGTTACAGGCAAACTTTCTGGCAGGGATATTTATCTCTCATCACAGCGTGGGCAGATGTCTTTAAATAATACGACATGAGCTATGGAACAAAATATACGCTAGAGTTCCCCGATTACTACAACCGGGCGTGCCAGATATTGATCGAAGAGGAAAGCTATGCCGGGGCTTCTA